CAACTGATTTTCATATTTTATTAAATTTTTATGGTCCCAACTTTCTGAATTTTCATTTCGAGATGAGCGACTCGAGTCACTTCTCTCGCCTTCATTACCCTCCATGTAAAAATTTTAGCAGTATAAGTGGAACAATACTCACTATCGCCATTCGAACATCCGGTCAACCCAAGCATCTAGAGCATCCCATACTTGATGAGGTTTCATTCGCAACTGGGTGCGCTCGTGACTGGTGAAAGTGTATAGAAACTGGCAAGCAGCGATCGAGAGCCGACTTCCCCACAAGTTAACTCCATCAACTTCTTTAAAGTTCATCAGCTTGTGTGTGAATTTTACTTCTTCTCTGTGAGGCAGCTCGCCAGTGAATACTCCTTCATCCTCCAACAAATTTAATATCTCATTTAGGAACAAGCCCGCTTCAACATTGAAGGGATTGTCTACCAGAAGACCACATGCACGAGCATACCTGGCTCTTGACGACATTGCCCTACTTTCTGGACAAATCATCGAGGCCACTGTATCCTGCATAGGTCTCCACACTGCTCCACCCTGCATCACATGTCTACTAAGAAAACTCATGCTGTCTGTGTGTTTGTGACCGATCTTGTGAATGAGGTTCTCACACTCATATGACTCATCAGGATTAATCTGCTGTTCGAAAATTATTTTCCACATTTCCACTACATCAGCTAACCCCCATGAGCAATCGTCCTCTTTTGGCACACAGACAAGTATGTTATCCCCATAAACTCTAACGACAATTTTGTCCTGACTATTTTGGCCTAAAATTGCGCCGAACACGGTCCGTGCCGCAATTAGTGCCGTATAACTATTAATCAGAGTCGTTAGAGGTGATCCTGATACATTTCCATGATGTTTTCTCCAGACTTGTCCATCAGGCAGAGCGACACGCGTCTCTACATGATAATCCCTTATCCATCTCATGTATCGGCCAAACTTCTTCTTCTTTTCGTTCCCAATGACATACCAAGATTGTCTAGCCCAATCAAAGAAGGCATCAATTAACTCGGAACTTACTGAAGAATCCTGTCGGCTTAAGTCTAGAACGAAATATCTAAACTTTTCTTCGTAAGTTCTGCTGAACACGTCAGTGACCGTGTCCAGTTTAGGAAGAATGTAATGGTCCGGTTCTTCCTTGAAGTTCAACCTTCTAGTCAAACCCGGGACCAAATCTGCAATCAAATTGTTGACGAAGACTGTCGCGCCTCTATTCTGAAAGCTCATGCCAACCATAATTTCAGTTGACTTAGCTGATTCATCTAAGAATCGAAACAAATTCTTCGCCACGCTTGATATTATAATGTGATCGCGGCCGTCAGAAGCCATGACCAGTCTCCCGGCACGACCTTGCCCTACGATTCCTGCCGCCTC